AGGGCACACCCATCTTAATCCCTTGTGCGATGGCTTTAGTGTCAATAATCTTTTCGGTAATCCATTTCCAATCCACCCCCATATACTCAGCATAACCTTTTATTAGGTAAATGTCAAACCTTAAAATGTTCTGACCAACGATATAATCAGCATTTTTTAAATCTTCCCAAAACATTCCAAAGGCTTCCTCTGGTTGAAGCGCGACTTTTTTATGTTCAACTGGATTAAAATGAGTGATTCGAGCGGCGTCTTCTCCAATTTTAAGGTTCGGAGCAACTTTTGACCAATCAATTCTTATATCCTTTTCTTCAACTATTTTGTCGCCAACGACATTCATAATCGCTATACTCCATGGCCTATTAAATTTAAATGATAAGTTCAAATTGTAGGTCTCCACGTCGACCATTGTGTATCGAACATTTTTATTATATCTTAGTAAATTTTCGTCCATATTATCCCTTTATTATATCTTTAAATTTTTCTTGTTTTCTTTGTAATGCGAAATCTATATTTTTGTATAAATATTCGTAAATTCTAATAACCTTCGCTTTTCCTACCTCTGAACCAAATCCTCCTCCAGTAGAGATATACCATACATTAAGTTTGCTTCTTTTTTCTTGATAAAAAGTTATTTTACTTTGACAAATGGGTAATAGTAGGCTTCTTACTTTTGTTAAAAATTCTTTCGTTGATATTATTTGAAAACCCCATGCTTTATATTTAGGTTAAAAGTTTCAGTAATCTCAATTCCTTGTAATAATCTGCTTTTTCTGCTCTGGGTTCTTTTCTGCACCCTTTAAAAGCACCTGTAAAGACGCTGTGGCTAGGTTCTTAATGATTTCCTCAATCGATCCAGTGAATAGTGAGTGGCCAAGGGGAATAGACGTTCCTGGGGCATTTTCGGCGTTAATCGTGTAAAACGACGATTTTACTGCCACTTTGCCAACTGGCGCGTTAATAATGCTGATAATAAGATTATTTGTGTCCTTAATGTCAAAAGTGCTGATTTTTTCCTCTGGAGGAATGGTGGGTGTTACTGGTGTTGTATTATGTATTTGGTCCATATTATTTAAAATTATAAATTAAAGAAATATCATCTTTATCAATCTTATCCGATAAGTATCCCTTATTATATAGCGATTCTAACATAATTCTTGTTTTAAGAATCCATCCGCACTCCAAAATTTCCCAATTTTCTTCTCTTAAACCAGTTCCGTCTAGTTTAGCCGCTATTAGCCCGTCTTGTATAGACTTAAATTTGGTGCCACAAATTGAATTATCTCCGATAAAATAAAAATCAGATTTAGATTTTTTAGAATTATCTTTCCAAATGGGATTAAAAGTATAATATCTCATATATTAATAGTATTCTTCGTAAACGATAGTTTCTTTGTTATTCTTTATTAGTTTTAGGTCTCTATTTTTAATATTTTTAAGTTCTGCTAGTGCTTCGTCGTAGGTATTAAGGTAGTTGTCATGTGCCATACAAGTTAATCCCATGGCCCCAACGCGTTGGACAAAATATTGTCCATTACCCTTTTTTATAATTTGATATTTCATATTATTAAATTATTTTCTCTTTTTGACACATGAATTCACCAGTTTCCTTATGGACAAATCCTCCATTTGCACCAAGACGAGGAACGTTAAAAATCATTTCTTTCCCACAATCACAACAAGTTCCAATTGGGTGTTTGGTGTTATATTTATATTGCTTCTTTTTTTTCATATCGTTATTAAAAAATTGAATGTGTCAGAACACAGGTGATTTATATTGGGCGATTCGCACGTTGCCTTTTTAGAAAACCCCCTTGAACTAATAGTGCGGAAGGTCACATATGCCTTATAGTCATCAGGAGAATAATAATAAATACTTTGTGCGTTCAAAGTCTCGAATCCATTTTTTTCGCAAAAGTTTAAAACCTTATTTTTAATCAAGTAGTCAAATGGAAGGGAATTGTCTTCCAATAAAAAGACTGGTTTTGTAAAAGAAAAATTTGGAACATGGTTTCTTCCTTCAAGTGTATTAAGATGTAGAAAAGAATCATAAAAAGGGACACAAAGTAGAAGGTTTTTTGTCCATAATCTCTTTAGATTTGTAAAATCAATTCTTGACTCATAATAGAAGCCATCTGTCGAGGCGAAGGATGAAATTTTTATCAAATCCTTATGTCCATCTGGATTTTTGCAGAAAATAATATACTTACTTTGCTTTAAGTGGCTATCGTCGTTTTTTACTGTAACGTCATCGGTTACAGACAGGCGAAGACCAAAAAGAAGTTTAATATTATTATCTTTTGCGTTCTTGCTTGCCTCCAAGAGGCCCGAAATACTATCCTCAATCAGACAAATGGTATTTAATTTGTGAAATTTCGCAATAGAAAAGATAGATAATGGGTAAATATCTAAGTTGTCCTTTGGTTTATCAAGTGTTAAAATTGATTTTCCGAGGCTATAATGACTTTTAAAGCAGGGCAAAATTGACATAAGATAAGAATACTATAAATTTTACTGTTTGTCAATTACTAATTCTGGATTGTCGAAAATATTACCAATAATCTTTATATCCTTATAGTATGGGAATGCCCATAAATCATTCTCATTTTTTCCATAACAAATAAATCCATAACCATTATGATCTTGGTTTTCTTTAACTTTTAAAGTTGCTTGCATAGTTTTATTATCAAAATATAAAACATCTCCTGCATAGATTTCCTTGCCATCTTTGTCATTTAATCCTGTGAATTGTTGAACAATATATTCATAATCTTTGGGAGGAGGGAAACCACGATGGCTTTAGCCTCGTGGAGGAACTCCGACCTTTAACCTTGAGTATTAATATATTTTTTAATTGTTTCTGGAGATGCTTCCCCAATCGAACAAGCAAAATACCCATCACTGAAAATTGTGTTTTCCTTCCAATAATATCCTTTTAGTAAAACCTTGTGTTTTTTGTAAATCCTATTCGTAGCCATTGACTTGAAATTATTTACAATTTCTAAAATGGATTTCGTTGGAGGATAATCAATCATTATATGGATGTGGTCCCCATCCGTTTCCATCGCTTTTATGATTATATCCTTCTCATTAGCAATATCATACATAATTTGTTTCAAATCATCACTCAATTCACCGACCAATATCTTTTTCCTATATTTTGTAGAAAATACAAGATGACATTGTAGAAGATACTTACTATGAGAAGATGTATTGTAATTTGTTGCCATACCAATAAATATTACACTTTTTAAAAATTATTTTCATTATTTTTCACATTTTCAAATTTTGAATGTATATGTATATGAAGATGATAACCTATAATACTCAACTTTTAATGAAAAGTCAAGAAGATTTCAATTCTTTGAAGTCCATTCTTGATATGCATAAAGTCGTATTTAATTTCGCATCTCCATTACAATTTACTGAAACTAAAAATTCACTAATAGTATTGCATTCAAAAGTCTATAAGAACATTCGAAAACAATATCCCGAAATTCCATCCCAAGTTGTAATTAAAGCAGAACAGGAATGTCTATCCAGTTACAAGTCAACAAAATCCAATAAACATAAATTAAAGTCTCCAATTCTCAAGAAGAATCTATCAATGAGATTAGATAAACGACTTTATTCTAAAGACAAGAATGATAAGTATTCGATTAAAATTACTACATCATCAAATGGAAGACAATCTTTCAAATTTGTTGTCTATCCGAGACTCAAAGAACTTTTAGATAAATATCAATATTGTGACCCATTGATTTATGAGAATAATGGGAAATTGTTTATCTCATTTTGTTTTGAAAATAAATCAAAAGAACAACAAAAACAAAAACTTGCTTTGGGAGTTGATATTGGAATTAGACGTAGTGTTGCTCTCTCCGATGGAAGAATTGTAATTGATAAAAAATTCAATGGCAACAAACGTAAATTAAGACATCTAAAAGATTGTTTAAAATCCAAGGGAACAAAGGCTGCGACTAAACATTTAAATAATTTAAGACATAAAGAACATAATCAAAATAAAAATCAAACTCATTTAATTTCCAATGTAGTTTTAAAAACAGACGCAGACACAATTTGTTTAGAAAATCTCAAAGGAATAAAGAAAAAGAAAAATAAGTATCAAAATAAGAGAAACATTAGCCAAGTGCCAATGTTTGAACTCCGTAGAATAATAACTTACAAGGCAGAGAATCAAGGCAAAACGATTCTTCTAGTTAGCCCATCTTACACATCACAAACAGATTCCGTTACTGGAAAACGTGAAGGTGAAAGACGTGGTTGTAGATTTTATTCTAAGAATGGACTTATTTATGATGCGGATATAAATGCAGCAATCAATATTGCAAAACTATCCAAACTTCCCGTATCACAGACTTATTATCTGACTTATGGGCAGGCGAAAGTCAACTCGCCAATCGTATTTAAATCTTCCAAAAGTTTGGGAGTATTACAAGCACCTACGGCTTCAGCCTAGGTGCAGTTGACCTCCACCAGAACCATTTTGGAGATTATGAAACTGGCCATTTAAAGACATAATATAATGTCCTTGGTATCCCACATCTGGGAGAATATACACTTTTGCTAATTTATCCCACACACGAAACTTAATTGCTCTTAACATAAGAGAATATTAGGACAACTTTAACAAAATGTCAAGAACAAACTCAAAAATCAAACAAATCTCCATTATCTATTTTAACTGGTTTCGCCTCAAATCCTGATAGTGGGTTTCTCCAGCGGGGGCAGCCATCGAAGTGTTTAATTTCAATGGTTTCGCCGTCTTTAGCCACTAAATCTTCTTTATTTAATGAAGTTTTAATTACAATGCCATCCTTTACAATTACAAAATAGTCGTATGCCCAGCGATAAGGACAGGCATACATTTTTGACCCGTCCTTTTTCAGTTGGTTTGGGTATTTCCCCATCCCACAAATCAGTTTTCCAGTAAAGGTATTTGTTCCGTAACTTTTGTCGGCAGCCATATTTCCAGTTGCGTCCGCCTCACTAAAATTATTTATCTTTTCTTGGATATAAGCAAGATAAGCTTCAAAGCCTTTTAAAACATTTTCGTTAATCAGTGTTTCCACAATTGGGTCTTCGGGAAATTGAAGAAAGATAAACTTTACAATAGGTTTTAGTTTTGGCCAAAGTTTCGTGGCAATTAAAGCGTATGAGAACGCCTGAATATTCGCCGAGGCCTCCTCTCCCTCATACTTTTTTTTCGAGCTTTTGTAATCGTGAATGAGAATATTTTTGCCATTTTTATGGATTTTATCAAGAAAGCCCTTGAGCCGAAATGGAGGGTCTTCGTTCACATAATCAAAAGCATATTCTATCCCAACCAATTTACTACCTTTAACAAAGAAGTCATGCTTTAAACCCGTTAGGATCATTTTTTCGATATGATTAAAAGAGTCTAATGGTAATTTAAGTTTCGCAATAGAATCCTGAACCTGTTTGAGGATAAATTCAGACGCAGAAATAGAATTAGCGGCAATGATTTTATCATATTCTGGTTTGTTTTTGTGTTCCAGCAAAAATTCAAAAGCCTCATGGCAAATCGACCCCTTACTTGCGCCATCATTAGAGGATTGAGGTGCTTTTAAAATATAGTTAGAATAATAGATGTAACTACAGTTTTCAAAAACACGAATACGCGATGCTGAAAGAGGAGTATGTTCTTTTTTTTGTTCTTCGTTTTGTTTCATAAATATTTCCATTGAAAATTACCACAAGATTTATTCTTCCCTTTTAAGACCCTAACTATTCCGCCGTTATCGAGATTTAAGGTTCTACACGCATCTATTATAGAGGGCCATGTTTTTATAATTTTTCCTGTATTTTTATTAATTTGTTGAACGGATTTTCTATTAGGGCTATTTTCACCATATTTTCCAAAATTTGGATTTTTATTTCCCATTGCGTGTCCAAATGGTTTTTTACTACCTAATAATTTTTCAGAAGTTTTCTTCTTAGATTCTTCGGAATGATGTTTTCCCAAAAACGGTCCAACTCTTCCCTTTCGTTTATCGGACATTTTTCTTTTGGTTTCTTCCGATACCTTCACACCAGTTGTATCATTAGAAAATAAACATATATTGTATCCAACTTTAGGATTAGTGGAGTTAAAATATTCAATAAACGCGGTTTCTAAAGCTAATAGTTCTAAATTATTAACTTGTTCAAATTCTGCTAAAACCAAAAGGGTAAAATTTTCTGCCCCATATTTTTTTATAGCATTATCAATAATCTGCATTTTCCTACAGCGACATAAATGGGACTGAATTCTTCTTCTTAAATTATTTGCCTTTCCAATATAGATTTTACCATTAACTAAGTTAATGATCATGTAAATGGCAAAAAACCGATGACAATCTTTATAATTCATAAATTTTCCTTACAAAACTTCTCTAATCCATCTTTATCGGCGAGAAGCCAGTCATTAATATCTTTATAGGGCAAATTAATTATATTCAACTGACTTTCATCAAAATAAGATTGTAATTCTTTTTTTATATCTTTCGCGGCGTTATTTCCGACTGAATTCTTTTCTTCATCATTATTAAGACAGATATTAATTTTTGCAACATCATGTTTAAGTAAAAATGCAATCACGGCGGCACTCAAACTTACGCCAAATAATACCAAAACATTTTTAATGCCCACTGTATAAAGCGCCAAAAAGTCACCAATTGATTCCACAAGCACAACCTGTTTTTTTTCTTTAATATATTGATAAGATTGCATGGGATATACCCATTCTTTCTTCTTTCCTATTAAAAGCCATTTAGGGTATTTTTCGTCATTGTTTAGTCTTCTTCCTGAGAACCCAACAAGTTCCCATTTTTCATTTATGATCGGAAATACATATCGGCCAGTCATTCGTCCATTCCACGTTATTCCCCCTTGAAAAATGTCCAAGGTCTCATTTGAGATGCCTCTTTTGTTCCAATAAGAGTTATCATGGATTAACTTCAAAAGCATATCTTTTGAAAAAACTTTTTGCATTGTAATATGTTGTTCATAGTGATTGGATTTAATTTCGGAGTCTTCAAAGTTATTGTCTTTGAGAATCTTCTCTGCATCTTGATGTGTAAGAAGTTTTAGACTTCTTTGTACTAATTCAGTAAAAGAACCTCCTCTTCTTTCCACAAAGTCATAATAAATTCCTGAGTCGCATTTTATTGATAAGGCAAAATCATTATTAGACTCACGGTACAACGGACGCGTGCTCCAATTATCACCCATTTGTTTAAGTGAAGTATAACCAATTTTTTCTAATATGGTTTTGATGTCATTCATTATTCTAAGATAATATCTCCTTTTTTCTCTTTATCAACGGCTTTAAAAGAAGAATTCTGGCGAATAATACAGTCTTTCAACGAACCCCGCTCCTCTACAGAAAAATTACTAACATTAAAATTAAGAAAATTAGGTAAATATCTAGTTTTTCCATCGGGGAACGTCCGCTTAATAAAATCAATATGTCCCTGTGCATCACGCCCTTGGAAACGCGTAGCAATTTCTATTAATTTATGACTTCCACTTTCTAATGTATCTAACAACATTTCATCTTCTGTTCTTCTACGGAAGATGCCTAGGTAACTCGTGAACCATTGTAGGCGATCTGAAGTTGCGACAGCCGACCCATCATCAGTAATATCACTTGATTGTTTGCCTCTATTTTCTCCCGACCTATTCAATTGTATTGCTGTCAAAAAAGGAAAATCTAATTCAACAGAAAGAGATCTAAATTTATCTACTTTTTCGCCAATAGCATGATGCTCTTGGTGAAATCCAGATAGTTTTTCGCCAGTTAGTTTTAGATAATCATAAACAACAATGCATTTTCCACCTCTTCCTACATTAGATAAATGCCATCTTCTAATAATTGAGCATACTTCATCAACTGGTTTATTACCTACATAATAATGAAAAACTTTATTTTTGAAAAATTTAAGTGTTGTTCTTACCTTGTAAACATATTCTTCGTTCTTCCTCCAGTTTCCTGTCTCAAGAAACCAAGTAGGAACACCACTAACACTTGACGCCGTTCTGAATCTCTGTTCCTCAGAACTCATCTCTGTGTCTAAAAAAAGTATTGGTATATTATGTATCTCACCCATTTTAGAAGCCCAATAAGAAAGCATTGTTGTTTTACCTTGTTTAGGGCGTGAGGCTATAGCGTATATATTTCCGCCACGTAAACCACCATACAAACGATTATATTCCTTAAATGGAGTAATTAGTCCAATATCATCAATTGGATTATTACCTCTCTCCTCAATCATTTCTAATAAACCATCATAAAGATTTTCTGGTTTAGAAGAATTATCTAGTTGATTTATATTTTCGCCATACAAGGCATCAACTTCAAGAATAGTTTTGGTCAAGTCTTGATTAGCAGATTTATTAACATGATTTTCTATTTTATGGCAAGTTTCTTCTAAGTCTCTAAGAACTTTTAATTTTATTAATTCCTTACTGGCTTCTATTGTCGCCTCTAGTGTGATAGGGGAAAAGCAAATTGACTCGACATACGAAAAAATGTCCAGATCTTCAGCAAAGCTAATTCCTAAATTTTTTATAGATTGGGCGATTAAAACCTTATCTAACTGTTTATTGTCAAGAAGAAGTGACTTTATACAAGAAAAAATAACAGAATGAACTTTACTGGTAAAACAGTTTTCACTTAAAAATCGTTCTACTTCTGGGAAAACACTAGGATTATTAATTATTCCATTGAGTGTATGACGTTCAAGCTGTAAAGAAACTAAAGACATACCATATACTATATGGATTTTAGATAAAAGTCAAGGATTTAATCTTCTTCTTCGTCATCATCTACATTGTTGGCAATTATTTGTTCTTTGGTAGACTCCAAGGTAATATCGTTTATAGCCTTACAGTAGTCAGACATAAATTTGGTTAATGCTATGGCGCAGACTGGACTATCAAAAGTACTTGCATACTCAGGTTGTCCCGTTTCATTATTAATAAAAAAAAGTACAAACCCCCCCGCGCAAAATTCATTCAGCCTATTTAATTCGCTGATTGGAATTCGCCCTTCGTTTATAGAATTATCTTTATCTTCCATATTCATATATTACACTCTTTATTATTGTTCAATAATTTATTATAGTAATATATCAAATTTATTCTTAAAAAACTCTTTGGACAATAAATCTATTTCGTCTTCGTTAATTTCAATTAATTTAAAATCATTTTTTGCCAACCATTCAGATTTCTTTACATCATTTTTGTAACCTTTTAAATATCTGTTTGGGTCGTTGTTATGGAAGAAGGGATTGAAGGCAGAGTGTTGTTTCCCGTTCGTTTCAATGGCGATTTTAAGAGTTAAATTTACTAAATCTACATGTAAAAGAGTTCCAGCGCAAGGCATTTCCTCCATGATAATCATTCCGCTCCAATATGGTTTCAGAAATTGTTTAACTTTAAATTGAATAATAGAACGACATTTCCCATCCCATTTTATAAGAAACTTATTTAAATTTTTATTAACAAGTTTTCCGCTTAGAGTATAAAATCTCATAAATATTATCCAATCGTATCTTTTAACTTATTTACAATCCACTTAGTAATTTCTGGATTTTGTTCAAAATAATCAGAGAATTGTCCGATACCTTGATGTTTAACCTTCAAGTCGATCTTATCCTCGGTTGCCATACTTTTAATAACGTCAGAAAATTCAATCCAAGCACCACTCTGCTTAATTAAACTATTCATAAAGCACACATCAAAGATTTCTTTTTCTGTCCATACGCAATTACCAGTCTTACCTTTTTTAATAGGGACTTCAACGGTCAAACCAGTGTCATCTGTAGCGGATTTCTTAATATCAACCGTGGCAATAACTCCAAGAATTTTATTCTTGATAGGATCGGGTTTTTTGTCGTTTGGATCTTCAAGAATAAGACTGCTACGAGAACGTTGTCTATAATAAAAACCATAAGAAGCTAAATGATTAAGAGCATGAGTATTATTACCATCCATCATATGTGGAGCATCAGGAGAATATTGATCTAATTTAAAAACTGCTGCATACTGCGTAATCATAATTAAAAACGCATTATATCCTTGAATTTCTTGTCCAAGTTGACGGAACATTTCTTTAGTGAGCCAATTAACGCCAGCGGGTCTCTTATTTTCACCAATCTTTTTGTCGTCGGATTCGGACAGTTTCAACATATCAACGCTATCAATAATAATACATAGATGCTCACCTTGCTCGTGCATGGAAACAAGTAGAGACTTTAGTGTATTTGCAATAGTATTAAAATCATTAGTTTGGAAGATGAAGACAGAACCATAGTCCCAAGTGTCAGCGGACATTGTATATTTTAAACCAGTTCTTTCTTGGATTTCTGAACCAAATTTAGCTTCAGCGTTTACATAAATCGTCTTACTTTTGGGAAAGGTAGCCATGTAGTTTTGGGCAAATAATAAAGACTGAGAACTATTATGTGTTAAATTGAATCCGTCAGTGATATACAAACTATCTTCATGTTGAACTTTAATACACACGCATTCTTCATAACCATAATCCTCAATAGAAATAATATATTTTTCGGTTTCGGTTTCTCGATTTTTATAAATATTAACTTTTCTACTTAATTTAAATGGACAAAAGTCTGTAAAACTAATATGAACACGATAATTTCTATGTCCATCCTTTTTTACTCCCTTATATATAAAAGTAGGAATTCTTGACGAAATCGTGGCCCGCCCGCCAAGACTTCTAACGAGAAAAACCACATCATTTGCTAACTGTTCTGAAGATGAAGAGTATTCAATTATACCAGTATTTTTACGGGATAATCCCCCATCAGTATCTAATAGCCCCTGCAACAAACTTTTCCTATTTTCTATGCTATTAAAAAGATAGTTTTTGGGAACAAATTTATCATAAGAAAGTTTGCCATAAAGTCCCAGATTTTTAAGAATATTTACTATGTTCATTCCATATAAATCATATTCATATTTTGTCGTTCTTTTCTTATTCACCTTTACATTTTCTGGTAGAATATGAGTAATTCTTTCTATTGTTTCTTCGTCTGCCGTCGTAAAGCCAATTCTATATTTATCTTTACGAAAACATCCGTCTCCCAATATCAAACCCAATAAATAACTATCCAAGGGTAAATCTTTTTGTTGTTTTTTAAAAACAACTGGTTTGACGTATGGAATAGAATGATTATATTTATAATAACTATTTTTATCCCCTATTAGGAGGGTCTTCTTTATTTGATTTGTAGTCTTGACGCATCCGCGCTTTTCGTTGTTTCTATCATTAGAGTCTTTAGTAAACCATAAATGTTCATCACAACAAAATACATTGGTTTTATCGGAAAAGGTCACTTTATTAACTTTTAATTTACCTTGTGGAATAATATATAATATTTGTCTTGATTGACCGTCTGACCCGACAACTAAATCTCCTTGTTTGAGGGAACCTATTGGACTCCAACCAGTTGGGGTTAATACATTCGACCATAATGGTTGAGCCTTACCTACTTCTTGTGGCCCACCAATACGAATAGTTGTTCCAGA